AGGCGCTGTGAGCGTTTGTGGACACAACCTGATAGGTTATGACCTCCCAGTGCTAAAACGTCTCTGGGGCGTTTCTGTGGCCCCTGAGCGCATAGTGGACACTCTGGTACTATCTAGGTTGTACGACCCAAGTCGTGCCGGTGGACACTCCCTGAAGGTCTGGGGTGAGCTTCTGGGCTTCCCCAAAGGTGACCACGACGACTGGTCCTGCTTATCTACTGCTATGATTGAGTACTGTGAGCGTGACACGGAAGTCACAGAGGCCGTACACAAACAGTTAGTCAAGGACATGGCAGGGTTCGACCAGAGGTCCATCGACTTGGAACACAAGGTGCAGTACGCTGTACAACAACAGGAGCGCAATGGATGGTTACTTGACCAAGAGTTATCTTACGACCTTTTAGCAACATTTAAGGAGAGAATGAATGAAATTGAGGAAGTTTTACAGGAGAAGTTCCCCCCTATCGTACATCAAAGATGGTCTGAAAAAACAGGCAAACGCCTTAAGGATCGAGTTGAGGTTTTCAATGTTGGTTCTAGGCAACAGATTGCGAGGCGCTTATCAACGCTTGGTGTCGTCTTTGAGAAAGTCACGGAGAAAGGGAATCCCATCGTTGACGAGGCTGTTCTAGACACCATTGACCTGCCAGAGGCTAGGTCCGTTAGTGAGTACTTGATGCTACAAAAGAGATACGCACAGGTCCACTCATGGCTAGAACATGTGCAGGACGACGGGAGAGTTCATGGTCGTGTCATTAGCAACGGCGCAGTCACTGGACGTATGACCCACCAGAGTCCTAACATGGCGCAAGTCCCAGCAAGCCACAGCCCCTACGGGCACGAGTGTCGCTCCTGCTGGACTGTACCTGTTGGGAAGAAGCTAGTAGGTTTTGACGCTAGTGGTCTTGAGCTACGAATGTTGGCACACTACATGGACGATAAGGAGTTTACCAATGTCCTCCTCACCGAAGATATACACACAAGAAATCAACTGGCTGCAGGGTTGGAAACAAGACCTCAAGCTAAAACTTTCATCTACGCTTTCCTCTACGGAGCAGGAGACGCAAAGATTGGAACCATCGTTGGAGGAAGCGCAAAGGACGGCGCAGATCTTAAGCGACGATTTCTATCAAATACACCTTCTCTTGAAAGTCTACGAGACCGCGTTGCTAGAGCATCTGGGAGAGGTTATCTCACAGGACTTGATGGACGCAGACTTAGAGTTCGATCTGAACATGCTGCACTGAATACACTACTTCAGGCGGCAGGGGCTATCGTGATGAAGCAAGCGTTGGTCATCTTGGACAACTACGCACGACAGTGGAAACTTGACTATAAATTCATAGGAAACATACATGATGAAGTACAATCGGAGGTGGCTGCAGACCAAGCAGAGAAGTACGGCTGGCTCGCAGTGGAGTGCCTCAAGGCGGCAGGTATGGAGTTCAACCTCCGATGTCCCCTTGACGGAGAGTACAAAGTTGGAACAACGTGGGCAGAAACCCACTGAGGTAAACGTATGAAGAGCATATACACACTGGTCTCTGACATCTACAAACTGATGGAGACGAAAGAAGTAGCAGAAGGCGTGGACCTAGAGGCTAACATTGAACTCTTCGGTGAGAACGTCAAGGAACTCATGCGTAATGAGTTTGGTGGCCGCAAGAGGGACGGGCGTAAGCTACGCATGTCCAACATTGGGCGCGAAGACCGCTACCTCTGGAACGTCTACAATGACGTAGAGAAGTCCGACGACATACAGGGTCACACCTATGTCAAGTTCCTCTACGGACACCTCATTGAAGAAATGCTATTGTTCCTAACTAGAGCCGCAGGTCATGAGGTAACGGATGAGCAGAAGAAGTGTGAAGTTAATGGTATTACAGGTTCGATGGACTGTAAAATCAACGGCATTGTTACTGATGTTAAATCTGTATCGACTTATGGGTTTAGGAAATTCAAAGACGGCACACTGGCTTATGACGACCCATTTGGCTACGTGGCTCAAATTAAAGGATACGCATATTCAGAGGGTGCTTCTAAATTTGGATGGTTAGCCATGGACAAGCAGAATGGTCACCTGACGTACCTTATGTACGATCAGGAGGACACTCAGGCCCCTGTCTATGACCTAATCAGCTATGACATATCGGAGCGCATTGACCACGTAAAAAAGCTAGTGGAGCATCCAACCCCACCCGACGTATGCTACGGCACTATCGCAGATGGAAAGAGTGGGAACCAGAAACTCGCCGTCGGATGCTCCTACTGTTCCTACAAAAAGGTATGTTGGCCTACCGTTCGCGCCTTCGCCTACTCCTCAGGTCCAAGATATTTAACGGAGGTTATTAATGAGCCGAAGGTCCAAGAAATCACGCTTTCGTAGCACATTTGAAGAAGACGTTTCTAAACTACTAAAGGGTTTTGACTATGAGCCGTTCACCGTCCCCTACACCATTCAGCGCAGTTATCGTCCTGATTTTGTTCACAGCGCCTCTGGTGTTCTCGTGGAGTGCAAGGGGTACTTTAGAGACGGAGACACCAAGAAGTACACCAGTGTCAGAGATAGTCTGCCAGCAGGACAAGAGCTAGTGTTTGTCCTCATGCAACCCAACAAGAAGATACGCAAGGGGGCTAAAATGACTATGTCAGAATGGTGTGACAAAGAGAACATTTTATGGTATACTATAGAGACACTACAGGAGTTGATTGACCATGTCGCTAACACTAGAGGAAGTTAAGGAACGCCTCTTGAAAACCTTTGACCCAGACGACCTACTGGAGGCCCTACAGATAACCTCAGAGCAACTGCTGGAAAGGTTTGAGGACAAGCTAATCAACAGACTGGACGTGTTTGAACAAGAGCTAGAGGAGGAAGAGAATGAGTATTGATGACGCGACTCCCGAAGAGTGGGACACAGTTAGAGCACTGAACAACCTGTCCATTAGGAAGCCGAAGAAGGTAGACCCTGTGGACCAACCTGACCACTACAACAAGGGATCAATCGAAGCCATCGAAGCAATCAAAGCGTCCATGCCTGAACAGGAGTTCAACGGTTATCTCAAGGGTAACGCACTGAAGTACCTCTGGCGCTATGACTACAAAGGCAAGCCCGTGGAGGACCTACGCAAGTGCCGTTGGTACATCGACAGGCTTATTAAGGAGATAAACAAGTGAAACGACTACTTCTGCTGCTTCTCCTGTCTGGATGTGTTACTGAGCCTGACACAAGGATATGTGCTGACTACGGTTCGTATACGTACATGAAAAACAAGTGCATACCTTTGTACGGTACTTTGCTCTGTGCAGACGAAGAAGTGACGGAAGTGTTTTGCAAAAGATACTTCGAAGATGAAGAAAAGGAAAACTAATGGACGCATACCAACAGTACATACACAAGTCACGGTACGCTCGTTACCTGCCAGAGGAACAGCGACGGGAGACTTGGGAAGAAACAATAGACAGATACCTAAACTTCTGGGTTGAGAAAGGTAAACTTACTCTAGAAGACGCCAATGGCATATTTGCAGACATCCACGACATGAGCGTAATGCCTTCCATGCGGGCACTCATGACTGCAGGAGAAGCTCTGGACCGTGACAATGTCGCTGGGTTTAACTGCTCCTACTTACCTATCGACCACCCCAAAGCGTTTGACGAAATGATGTACGTCCTGATGTGCGGTACAGGCGTGGGCTTCAGTGTCGAACGTCAGTACATAAGCAAGCTACCAGAAGTAGCGGAGGACTTTCATGCCACAGATACAATTATACACGTCGCTGACAGCAAAATTGGTTGGGCCAAAGCTTACAGAGAACTTGTCAGCCTGCTCTATTCGGGCCAAGTTCCAAAATGGGACGTGTCTGGAGTACGACTTGCAGGGGCAACCCTTAAAACTTTCGGCGGTAGAGCATCTGGTCCAGAACCTCTTGTCGATTTGTTCAACTTCACAGTTAACATCTTTCGGGAAGCTGCTGGACGTAAACTTAGCTCCATCGAATGTCACGATCTCTGCTGTAAGATTGCACAGATCGTCGTTGTCGGGGGTGTCCGCAGGTCCGCTCTCATCAGTCTGTCTAATCTTACCGACGATAGACTTAGACGGTGCAAATCAGGACAGTGGTGGCAAGATAATCCACAACGTGGTTTAGCCAACAACAGCGCATGTTATACAGAGAAGCCAGACTTTGAGGCATTTTTAAATGAGTGGAAAAGTTTGTACGAGTCCCGCTCCGGAGAGCGAGGTATGTTCTCTAGAGTTGCAAGTCAAAAACAAGCTGCAAAGAACGAGCGACGAGATGCTACCTATGATTTTGG